TTGCATTATACTCTGGATAAGTATCTTGATTATATACCATAAAATTTGTAAAATTATTAGTATAAAATTGAGCTATATCCCTATATTTATTTGTCAAATAATCAACTTCATCTTTGCTTACGCTTTCACTAGATTCGCTTATGTGTTTATACACTCCTCCATTAGCTACTGTATAAGCAGCAAAAGGCATGTAATAAACTAAAGCCCAATAAATAGTCATAGGCTTTACATACGTTTCTAAAAGCGTTTTATAATCTGCATTTCCTGGATCATTAATTCCTGATATTATCAACGCTTGTAGCTTTTCATAAAGTTTAGTTCCTAAATATATCTGCACCTCTGTGTCCATTGATATTTCTATCATGTAAACAAATTTATCAGGGTCAATATTTCCTGAAAGAACAGAGTATCTTTTAAGATCTTTAGTTGTTACAAATAATGCTGTTGCCATTCTTTTCCTATTTTACGCCTGGATAATGTCCTTCATTTGGCATATCTATCGGAGCGATTTGGCTCTCTCTAGTTCCCCACGGATTCTTTTGATATGTTTTAGGTATTGTTCCTGTTTTTATATAATCTTTTAACTCTTTGCTAGGCTCTGTATTTGTTCTTAAACGATATAAGACTTGTTTCCAAGCGTGGCGACAGTAAACTCCGCCCTTAAATTTAAAGAGATCATAAGGCTTGCCATCATGCCCTAGTTGTTTGTTTACGCCATCTCTACTAGCTCTATCAATATCTTCTAATCTATATACTACGTTTTTGTCTGATAGCTTCATCATGTTTTCGCAAAAAGTTCTAGACTTATTTCCTATTATGTTTGGCTTTTGAGATTTCTTGAAATACTTATATCTAATTTTATAATTTTTAGAATCTAAATAAGAAAAACCATTAGGATCAGCAAATATTTCATCTTCAAGTTTAGTAAACATTGACTTCTTTTCTACTATTGAAGCAGAAGCCCATTCTTCATTAGATACATTTTCTTCGCAATATTCTCTAGAATCAACTTCTTCCCATTCCTCGCTCATTACTTCGCCTTTGAGATGCTCTAATAAGATTTCTCCTTGTTCTTGCGTAAGCTCTGGTTGTTTAGTTAATTCAACTCCTGTTTCTTCTTCAACTACATCATCATCAACTCCTTCTAATTGATCTAAATCATTAAATGATAAAGGTTTTAAAGTTTTAAAATATAATTCTAAAGAAATGTCATTAATTGCTAATATTTCATCCATGCAATCAATTATCTCATCTTGATAGCATTTTATTACTACATTATCAAATAATAAAGTTGCAGTTTCGATTTCATCAGCATTATTTCCTAAACCATCATTCCCATCTCTTACGCCTAACAGCATTGGAGAGGTTACTCTATGCCCAACTATCAATTTTCTGAAACACTCGTTAGAAAGGTACTCATAATGGCTAGGAGCATCATTCAAAGGAATATCATCAACAGTTGTTTTTGATTCTTGGTTTTGATTGAATGCTACAATTACTTTTTCTCCTCTTGCTCCAGTTAATTTGTTTAGAACATCAGATTTAACTTGCATCATCTTTTCAGGATCTGGAACTCCGTTGTTAAAGTTTACTACTTTCGTTCCTGAAAAACCATTAATACAATCATTGATTAAATAATCTCCAATCTCGTTTTCTAATTTAGCATAAGGCAATGCTCCAGCATAATCGCAAGGGTTGTAATAATAATGTCCTGGCGTATAAGGAGAAAGAACATAAAGCTCAACGCCTTTTTTATTTCCATAACCAAATGCTGGTATTCTTTCAGGTTTTTCTGTTGGTTTTATATTAGCCCAATCATTTGAATAATACCATGCTTCTATTTCTCCTTCATCATTACACTTTTCTGCTCTTAATGTTTCCATTGGAAAATGATGCACTTGCTTACTTTACCTTTTTCATAAACAACTTGAAAACAAGCCATTCCCAATATCTTAAAATCTTTGGCAAATTTTCTTAAATCTTTCTTTTTAAATAAAGTAATCATTTGAGCATACTGCTCTGGCTTTCTAGATGCATCTAAAGCTGATATTCCTCTGCCATAAATCATATTAGTAACGCCATTTATAATAGCATTATTAGAAGTAGAGTTTATATACAGATCTATTAAGTAATTAAAATAGTCATTATCTACGCCATATTGAACCCAATCTTTGTGTTTAACTTCTGTTATAACTGGAGAAGTATATGCGCTTAAATTAGCTATAAATATATTTTTATCTATCATAATAGTATGTATTCATTTGTCGATTCATGTTCTGTAAATTGACCATCATTAATTGAATATGTGCTCAATACCTGATCAGTACAAAAGATCATATCTCTATATATAATGCTAGATCCATTTAGAACTTCTAATGTGTAAAAAGTTCCTTCTTTTAGAACTGGATTGAATGTAACAGATGTTTGCAAATAATATTTTGTTTTAGTAAAAGTAGGATTATAAGTAACCGAAGTATTTTGATCTTCATCTGTCAAAATAAGGCTAGTTGCTGCATATTCTCTAGGAATAAACTCAAATGTTTGAGCAGTAGCTTCAGTCTTTAAAATTATCATTATACTTTTCTTTATTTAAAAACCGATTTATTGCTTTTTTGTTTTATAATTAAAAAAAAAAGGAGAACAAAAATTGCTCTCCTTAATTCTTCAATGAAAAAAACTAATTAAACTCCTAGAACTACAACAGTATTAGTAGTATCTCCTATAATAGTTGGATCAATAAAATTAGCTGGTGATTTTTCAGTTCCAGTAATTGTTAAATTATATCCGTTAAGATCTCCCATACCTTGTCCAGTTGCTGTATTTACTTGCACTTCGCATCCATTTTCAATACCAGCTAAAAAATAATTGCCATTGTAGTCTTGGAAAATGATTTGCGGTCTTCCGTAAGAAAGCAATTTCATTTGCGCAGTAGTAGTTTTATCTTGTTTTTTAAGAACAACAGTTCCTGTTTGTGTCCAGAAACTCGTTCCGTTTTCTCTTGAGTTTTCGTTAGTTTGCTCAAAACCATTCGCTCCTTTAAGATCGAATTTGTAAAAAGTTAATGGAGCAGCAAAAGCTGTGATTTCGCCAGTTGCATCAAAAGTTGCTGAATCTAATAATCCACTTGAATATGCTCCATTTATATAAATAGCTATAATGCCACCTACTGAATCTTTACATGGTTCTAAACGCCCTAAATTAACGTCACATGCCATAAGTTTATATATTTATAAGTTAATAATATAAAGGGAGCTTTTATGCTCCCCTTATTAAGTTTAATTATCCTGCGTAGTAAACTACATCAGCTCCTACTCCTATAGCAGCGGCAGCCGTGAACCTCATGACAAGTCTCACATTTTGACTTCCATCAATTGGAGTCATATCAATTACACGAACCTCATTATAATCGTTTAGAAGTCCAGTCGCAAAGAATAAGTTGCTTGATTGAGCAGCTATCATTGTATCATCTGACATTCCTCTACCTACAAAGATTGGAATTCCTCCGAAAGATAAACTTCCGTTGTTATACCATTGCGTTCCTTTGTTATCAGAACCAGCAGCTCCAATAGTAGCAGTAAATCCACCTAAAGCTCTAATGTATAATTTAGCAGCTTTGTTAGATACGTATAATTTTAAATCTTCTTTTCCGTAAAGCGCATTTGGAATTGCATCTACAACTCTTTGCATTTCATCTATGATGTTAGCAGCAGTTAAAGCAACTGGGTTAGCAACATCGATTACCGTTGCATCAGCAGCAGCAAGAGTTTCTAATCCATTGTATTCTCCAGCTTGCGCTCCACCTAAATTTCCAGTCCAGATATTAGTTTCGTTTGCAGCAGCAACTTTAGATGCTACGTGTCCTACTAAATAATCAACGAATGATGATGGTAATCCGTTTGGATTAAAGGCAGAGTAGCCCATTTGAATAGATTCCCATGTGTTGATGAAATCAGACTTACATAATTGTAAGTTTACTTGGAATTCTTCTGGTTGAATAACTACTTCAGTTAAATTCACGTTTGAAGAAGCAGCAAAATCACAAGTTCCATCTGCGATTAAACTACCAGTTTCAATTCTTTGAATAACTGATTTAAATTTTACGTTTGGCATTACTTCAACACCACCATCTTCGATTGTACTTGCGCTTAAAAGTGCCGCCGAGATGTACTTGCCAGCGAATTCTCCAGCATATGTGCTAGTGATATTTACTGTTGTTGCTAGATCAATTTTATTTGACATAATTTTTGGTTTTTTATTTATTTTAATTGTTATTGAATAATTTACTAAATACTCTATCTTGAGTGCTCATTGGTTTGTTTTGAGCATATAGATTCATTTCTACTTTATTTTTTGCTTCAGGATTATGTTTGAAAGGTTTAACATCTTCTGACAATTCAACCTCTTTAACTTCTTCTTTAACTTCAGAAGATAATTCTTCTTTTGCTTCTTCTTTAGAATCTTCTTCCATGTATTCTTTATCTTCTCCCATTTTAGATTTTAAATCAGCAATTGCATCTTCTAGGTTTTTGATACGTTTTTCCATACCAGACCAATCTTCAACATCTGCTTCTTTTCCATCATCTTTTGCTTCTACTTCATCAATTTCTTTATCCTCAACT